ATCTAATATAATTGCACTGATTTTGATAACTAGTTATTCAACATTTATGTTGCTGATTATTCTTGAGACCATAACATTTGCGATTAATTTATACAAAATGTTTTGCACATATAACACAACTAATATATTAGAACTCATAGATGAGGATGAGGATGAGGAATAAAATTTAATAAGCAAGCTATTGAAGACTGCACAAGAGGTGCGGTCTTTTTTCTATTCCCTTAGCTCAGTGGTAGAGTAATGTCTCAGGTTCGATTCCTGGAGGGGATATTTCCAAAACAAAAACGAATGAGAGGTGGTGGTGATGCCGAGAAAGCCGGATGAGAGGATAACGCAGGCAAAAGAATTATACTTAAAAGGACGGAAGCTAATTGAAATCGCAAGTCAGTTAGGAGTTCCGGAAGGAACAGTCCGAAGTTGGAAAAATAGATATAAATGGGATTGCAACGTTGCAAAAGAGAAACGCAACGTTGCGAAAGCAAAGAAAGGCGGTCAGCCAGGTAACAAGAATGCCGTAGGCGGCAAGGGTGGAGCCGCTCCAAAACAAAATAAAAATGCAGAAAAACATGGTTTCTTCTCGAAGTATCTTCCGGAAGAAACCTTTTCTATTATCCAGGACATCGAGAAGAAAAATCCTCTTGATATTCTCTGGGAGAATATACAGATTGCTTATGCAGCCATCGTAAGAGCGCAGCAGATCATGTATGTAAAAGACCATGAGGATAAGACGATTGAAAAGATAGAGGAAAAAGAGGGAAATGTTATAGGTGAAAAATGGGAGGTACAGCAGGCATGGGATAAACAGGCAACATTTTTAAAAGCACAGGCAAGGGCACAGGGAGAATTAAGGTCCTTGATAAAGCAATATGATGAACTGTTGCATAGTAATTATGAACTTGCAACAGAGGAGCAGAAAGCTAGGATCGAGCAGATCAGGGCGAAGACGGCAATTATATCTGGTGTGGATGAAGAAGAAACAGAAGATGATGGCTTCCTAGAAGCACTGAAAGGCGAGGCATACGCAGTATGGGAAGAAGAGTAAAGAAAGCAGCCTTTAAGTTTAGACCATTTTCTCGTAAACAAAAGAAAATCCTTACCTGGTGGATGCCAAACTCTCCAGTTCACGATATGGACGGCATCATAGCAGATGGAGCAATACGTTCGGGCAAGACAGTCTCTATGTCGTTGTCTTTTGTGATGTGGGCGATGGAATCGTTTGACGGTCAGAACTTTGGTATGTGTGGAAAGACAATTGGCTCTTTCAGACGAAATGTACTCTTTTGGTTGAAACTAATGCTAATAAGCCGAGGATATAAAGTTGAAGACCATCGTTCCGATAATTTAGTTATCGTCAAAAGAAAAGGAAAAGAGAATTATTTCTACATCTTCGGAGGAAAAGATGAAAGTTCACAAGACCTCATCCAGGGTATTACCCTGGCCGGGGTCTTTTTTGATGAAGTTGCCCTGATGCCGGAAAGTTTTGTCAACCAGGCAACAGGACGATGTTCCGTAGACGGTTCAAAATACTGGTTTAACTGCAATCCAGATGGGCCATATCACTGGTTCAAACAAAACTGGATAAATAAATCAACGAGCTACTTAGGAAAAGAGCAAACAAAGAAAATCAAAGAGGAAGCGGCCAAAAAAGGAAAAGCTCATGGACTAAAAGAAATCTTGTACTTGCACTTTACAATGGACGACAATCTTTCTTTGTCGGAGCGGATTAAGAAGAGATACCGCTCCATGTATACCGGTGTGTTTTATAAACGGTATATCTTAGGCCTTTGGGCTGTAGCGGAAGGTATTATCTATGATATGTTCAGTGAAGAAAAGCACGTCATATCAGAGCCGCAGAGCTATGTCGGTAGGAAGTATGTAAGTGTTGATTACGGTACCCAGAATGCAACTGTTTTCTTACTCTGGGAGAAGAACCGTAAAGGGCAGTGGGTTGCTACAAAAGAATATTACTATTCTGGAAGAGATGAAGCGGAACAGAAAACAGATGGTGAGTATGCGGATGATATGGAAGAGTTCGTCAGTGGGATTGAAATAGAATCAATCATTGTAGATCCGGCCGCAGCTTCCTTTATTGCAGAGCTTAAAAAAAGGGGCTTCAAGGTTAAGAAAGCAAAGAACGATGTTCTCGATGGGATACGTTTTGTTGGAAATCTTCTTAATCTGGGAGTCTTGTTGTTTCTTAAAGATTGTAAGGAAACGATTAAAGAATTTGGTTCCTATATCTGGGATGAAAAGGCAGTGGAACGTGGAGATGATAAGCCGGTAAAGCAGTTCGATCACTGCATGGATGCTGCACGATATTTTGCTTATACCATCATAAGACGGGAACGAAAATGGAGTTGAGATAGATGATAAAAGAATTTATCGAAAGAATAGGGCAGGTGATTAGAAAGATGCTTGGAAGAGAAAAAATAAAAGATGCCATCGGGGTTGAGGTAGCAGTATCTGACAAAATGGCAAATGGGATTGATCTCTGGGCTAAGATGTATAAAAATGAGCCGCCCTGGAGGGAAAAGAATATAAAGCTTTGTGGATTGCCTGCTGCTATTGCCGGAGAGTTCGCAAGACTTGTTACGCTGGAACTGAAAACAGAAGTTACAGGAAATGACTTCATTAACGAAGAGTATCAGGCAGTTATCAGCGATATCCGTAAATATACAGAATATGCCTGTGCTAAGGGCGGGTTAGCAATGAAACCTTATGCATCAGAAGGGCATATAGAGGTAGATATGGTTCAGGCAGACAGGTTCTTCCCTACGAAGTTTAATTCCAGAGGGGAAGTTACGGCAGCGGTATTCGCTGAGAGCTTAACGGTAGGGAAAAAGGTATATACCAGACTGGAGTATCATCAACACGAAGGCACAATGTATCACATAAACAACAAAGCTTTTGTGAAACAGGATCTTGATAATGTTGAGGTTTTGGGGAAAGAAGTTCCTCTTACTGCTGTACCGGAATGGGCTAATCTGCAGGAAGAAGTTACGCTTAAGAATGTAAAGATGCCACTGTTTGCCTATTTCAAGATTCCTAATGCGAACAATGTGGATGATACATCACCTCTTGGTGTTTCTGTATATTCCAGAGCTATCAATGACATTAAGGAAGCGGACAATCAGTGGACAAGACTCCTTTGGGAGTTTGAGGGTTCGGAGCTTGCGATTGATGCAGACATTACCTTGTTTAAAAAGGATGATAAGGGAAATTATGAGTTTCCAAAGGGCAAGGACAGACTGTTTCGCATGATGGATCTTGATGATAATGCCGAGAAATATAAAGTGTTTGCACCGGCTATTCGTGATGAGAACCTTATTAATGGATTTAATGCGATTCTTCGCAGGATAGAGTTTAATGTAGGGCTTGCTTACGGGACATTAAGTGACCCAAATACCGTTGATAAGACTGCGGAAGAGATTAAAGCAAGTAAACAGCGTTCCTATAGTACGGTATCCGATATCCAGAAGTCATTACAGACTGCATTAGAACAGTTAGTATATGCTATGGATGTCATGGCTCAACTTTCTGGACTTTCTGGCAGAAAGAAATACGAGATGAGCTTTGACTGGGATGATTCGATTGTGACAGATAGGGAACAAGATAGAAAGCAGGATATACAGGATGTTAGTATGGGAATTATGCGCCCGGAGGAATACCGAGCAAAATGGTACGGTGAAACGGTAGAGCAGGCAAGAAAGAATCTTCCGGAGCAGAATCAGGTGATGGAGTAAGATGAGAGATGAATATAAAAACAAAATGGCTGATAAAATAGCAGCACGCTTTACTGATCTGGAAGAACGTATCATGAAAGATATCGTAAGAAGAATACAAAAAACGGGGGAAATCACCAGCACAGCTGACTGGCAGATAAACAGGCTAAAGATTCTTGGGTATTCTTCGGAAGACATTGAAAAGGCAATAAAAGACACATTGAATGATTCTTACCCAGAAATGTTTGAGCTGTATGATAAGGTCATAGACTGGGAATATGTCCGAAATAAAGACATATACGAGCAGGTTAATGCACAGTTTATCCCTTACGAAGAGAATGAGCAGATGCAGCAGCAAGTAGAAGCAATCATCAGGCAAAGCCGGGAAGACTTAGAAAACATAACAAATTCGCTTGGCTTTTATTTGAACTATAATGGAAAGATGGTTGTTACTCCGTTATCACAGATTTATACCGGCTATTTAGATAATGCCTGTTATGATATTGTTTCTGGGGCATTTGATTATGGCAGTGTTTTAAGAAAAACCGTTACGCAACTAACAAACAGCGGCATGAGGACAATTAATTATCCCTCTGGATGGACCAACAGGGTTGATGTGGCTGCCAGAAGGGCGGTCTTAACAGGAGTAGCACAGATTTGCGGAAAGATTAATGAGTATCATGCACAGCAGCTTGGAACAGAATACTTCGAAGTGGACTGGCACTCAGGAGCAAGACCAGCCCATGCAGTGTGGCAGGGCAGAATATATTCGAAGCAGCAGCTAGTTTCTGTTTGCGGTTTAGGGACAGTAACGGGACTTCTTGGAGCAAACTGTTATCATATGTATTATCCGTTCTTTCCTGGCATTTCGGTAAGAAATTATACAGATGAATGGCTGGATGAACAAAACAAGAAAGACAATACTCCGAAAAGCTTTGATGGAAAAGAGTATACGGCTTATGAAGCAAGACAAAAACAGAGAAAAATGGAAACAGCCATGAGAGCGCAGCGGCAGAAAGTAAAACTCATGGAGAGCGGCGGGGCGGATAAAGATGAAGTTATGCTGCATAAAGCAAAATATCAGGCTCAACTAGGCGAATATGCTAGGTTCAGTAAGAGGATGGGGTTAAAACAGCAGCGAGAACGTATCTATCTTGATATGAGAGGGAGAGTAGCTCCACGAAGTCTTAAAGCTGTGAAACAATTTCCACCAGAGATGATTCAAAATGCTGGAAGAGATATTGCACAGTATAGAAGATATAAAAATGTGCTTGGAAAATCTATTGGTTCTCTTGCAGAATTTGGCCGCATGAAATATAATGATGATAAGAAATGGAAGGACATAAAAGAAGCTTATACAGATGTCAATTGGCAGAGAAAAGCTTTGGTAAATCGAACAAAAGGAACTGTTCATTCCGTTCCGTATATGGGAACTCCTAACAGTGTGTTTGATAATTATAAAGATGAGGTAATTCAAAGCAGGAGATATTATGGCAAAGATGGAAAGCCGAAGTTAGATATAGATATGAGTGATCATGGAAATGCAAAGGAGCATCCAGTAGTTCCACACTATCATAATTGGTATCTAACGGATAAAGGCACATTGAAGAGAGAAAGCAAACATGATAATACACTTAAGTTAGGGCATAAAATTGCTAACAGCGATATTTTAAGTGAGGTGATGAAGGATGATTGAGCATGAGTCTTATGGAAAATTAGAGAGTCTTGCAGAATTAGAAGACGCAATTCAAATGGGATTAGATATTGAGTTCCTTCTGCATGATACGAGGTATAATATCTCTTGGAGGGACGATAAACCATTTATATGCGAATGTCCGGAGGGAGCGGCTAAGTTTTTTGATACTCCAGAACTTTTGTTACAGGAGTATGAAGTGGGTGGTAAACCACTAAGATCTCTATGGAGAGATATAAAAATATTATCTATGTAATTAACACGTTTGGTAAATAGAAATCAGACGTGTTATTTTTATACTCATTTTTAAATATGGGGAGAACTCCTGTCAGGGTATGCTCCTGACCTCCCGGAAAGAACCATAAAGGCACAGCGAAAAGCTGTGTCTTATTTCGTTGGTAATTTTGAAAAAAGGAGGATTTTGCGATGAATAACTTGATGAATTTTGAAGGAAACAGCGTGGAAGTATTTGAATGGAATGGACAGGTATTATTTAATCCTAGACATGTGGGTAATTGTTTGGAACTTTCAGATAGTGCAGTGAGAAATTATCTTGCTAAAATGAATAAAAAACAGGCTATTGTACTTAAGAATCCAGATGTCCGAGATAAGGACATCCGAAAACTAAACAATGCTGGTGAAAAATTCCTTACTGAAAGTGGCGTTTATAAACTAATTTTCAAAAGCCGAAAACCAGAAGCAGAACGTTTCTCAGATTGGGTTGCGGATGATGTTCTTCCACAGATCCGCAAGACAGGATTCTATGAAATGCCGGAAAAAGAGAAAAACAAAAAGGAAAAACTTTCTTCTGTAAATCAGATGGCAAAGAACATCACTGGCCTCTTACATGAAGCAGGAGTAGATGCAAAATTTATTGCTGCAGAAGTGGTAAGGATTTATACAGATAATGGTTATCCGGTTCACTCTCCGGTAATCACAGAGGATAGTAAACTTTGGGACTGCACATCCATCGCAAAAGAACTTGGAATTCTTTCAACCAACGGAAATCCACACGATAAGGCGGTATCGGCAATTATCCAGAAACTTGACTTATTTGCAGATGAGATTGTCAGAACAGCATATAGCAAAAATGGACATGATGGAGTCACAGTCCAGTATAAAGACAGCGTTTTAGAAAAAGTAAAAGAGTGGTTGGAGGATAACAGATATCCAACTGTGATTGAATATGGTTTAGCAAATGGAAAATCTAACAACTGTAAGGTTGTTTATGATATTTAAGAAAGGAAGGTAAAAGAAATGAGATTTGATGAAGTATTTATGGCAATGAAACAGGGGGCAAAGGCAAAATTACCGTCATGGGGAGGGTATTGGTACTGGGACAACGAGAAGAAAACTATTATCATACACACAAAAGACGGTGATGAGTTAGATATTCGCGAAACACAGGTTCCGGACTATACGTTCTCAAATATCGCATCCGATCAATGGATTCTTGCGAGCAAAGAAAATTGCCCGGAACTTGGTGGAGTAGCAATGTTTGGATTTGACGAGGCAATCAAGTATGTAAAAAGAGGATTAAAGGTAATGCGTGCTGGCTGGAATGGCAAAAGGCAGTATATTCAATTGGCTACATGTATTTCTTATAAGTCGGTAGACGGAGAGATTGTAAATTGCGCACATGATGCTATTGGAAATAAGGCAATTGCATTTATCGGAACCTCAGGTGTGCAGATGGGCTGGTTAGCATCACAGGCAGACATGCTCGCAGAAGATTGGATGTTTGCGGAATAATTGCGCCAATGAAAGGAGAATGGAAGTACAATGATTATCACAGGAATGGAACATTTTCAGAGTGTATGTAAAAAGAAGCTGGTTGAGTGGTACAACAAAAATAGACAAGGTGCAAAGATTAACCTCAGTAATGTATATGTAGTGTGGTCTTGTAAGACGTTGCAGAATTATAAATGCCTGGCATCTACTACAGTAAATGGAGACGGTATTTATGCTGAGTATACTTATAACGGTGACAAGCAGGAGTTGTATGAGGATGTTTATAAAAAGTTAACGAATTATTGTTATACAGAAGAATAGGAGGTGATCCAGGCATCTCCCCGCAGCAGGGTAAAGTTGCATTGGTCAGTGGATTAGACCTTAAACAGTCAGTTCGTGGCGGATGGTTACACGCCTAAAATAACCTAATACGAAAGGAGCAAAGCATGAAAACAGAATTTTTAAAAAGCCTTAATCTTTCACAGGAAGTGATTGATAAGATTATGGCTGAGAACGGAAAGGATATTGCTGCAGAACAGAAAAAGGCAGATAAGATTATTCAGGAACGCGACAGCTATAAGTTAAAGGCAGAATCCCTTGAAACACAGGTAAACGATGCCAATACCGAAATCCAGAAGTTTAAAGACATGGATATTGATGGAATTAAAAAAGCAGCGGATGACTGGAAAGAGACGGCAGAAAAGGCAAAGGCCGATGCGGATAAACAGATTTCCCAGATGAAATTTGATTATGCATTATCCGCAGCATTAACTGGAGCAAAAGCCAAGAATGCCAAAGCTGTCAAAGCACTTCTCGATATGGATGGACTGAAATTCAACGATGGAAAAATTGTTGGACTGGATGAGCAGCTTGCTCAGATTAAGGCAGATAATGATTATCTGTTTGAAAGCGATGAGCCGGCACCAGAGTTTGTAAAAGGGACAAACGGTGGTTCTGGCAGTGTCGGAGGAAAGAAACCGAGTGAAATGACATATACCGAATTGTGTGACTATATGGCACAGAATCCGGGAGCAGAGATTTAAAAAAGGAGTAGAAAATGGCAGGAGAGAAATTTGATTCAAAAAGTTTTAATCCTCAGGCTTTTGGAGCCTATACAGAGAGGATCCCAAACTTAAAGAGAAACGAACTGATTAAATCAAAAGCTTTAAAAGGCAATCAGGATATCAAGCGTACCTTTAATTCTCAGACAGGAACCGTTTATGCAGTTCTTCCAATGCATGGACTTATTGGTGGTACTGCACAGAACTATGATGGTGAAACAGACCTTGAATCCGAAGGAACAGAGACATTTGAAAGAGGGGTTGTCGTTATTGGCCGTATGAAAGGTTGGACAGAGCGTGACTTCTCCGAGGATGTAACAGGCGGTGTCAGCTTCATGGATAATGTAGCGGCACAGGTAAGCGATTATAAAGCAGACCTTGACCAGTTGACCCTGACAAAGATTTTAACAGGAATCTTTGCAATGACAGGAAAAGAGGACAAGGCATTTGTTGATGAACATACTACAGATATTACAGGAGTAACCGCAACGGATAAGGATGGTAATATCAAAAATGTTGTGCAGGCAGATACATTAAATACTGCGATTCAGAAAGCGGCCGGAGACAATAAGTCTAAATTCACGATGGCTATCATGCATAGTACGGTGGCAACCAATCTTGAAAATCTGAAGCTGTTAAAATACATGACACAGACAGATGCAAACGGAGTTGAGAGAGAATTAACTCTTGCAACTTGGAATGGCCGCTTAGTTCTGATTGATGATTCTATGCCAACAGAATATGTTCCGGAAAGCGGAGTAAAAGGACAGAGTGATTATGCTGCAGCATACACGAAATACACAACTTTTGTCCTTGGCGATGGAGCTTTTGACTATGAGGATATTGGGGCAAAAGTGCCATATGAAATGTATCGTGACCCAAAGAAACACGGCGGCGAAGATACCCTTTACATGAGACAGAGAAAAGTATTTGCACCTTATGGAATCTCCTTCACAAGAAAATCTATGGCAGCAAAATCTCCTACGGATGATGAACTTGCGAACGGAACAAACTGGGAACTTGTAAACAATGGTAAAGCTGGTTCTGCAAAAAAAACAATCAAACATAAGGCAATCCCGATTGCAAGAATCATTTCGAGAGGATAGGTGGTGACTTCATGGTAAGATATGCGGACCTTGCATTTTACATGACAGAGTACGGCGGTAATATTATCCCAAACGAGCAGTTCCAGCGTGTGATCACAAGGGCAAGCACATATATTAAGGCAATTACTTTTTCAAGAGTGGATGAAAACAATATTCCAGAGGAAGTGAAAGCTGCAGCCTGTGCAGTTGCGGAAGTTATTTATAAAGCTGAAAGCTCTACGGAAGGGGAAAAGAAGTCTGAAAATACAGATGGTTATAGCGTGACCTATGTAACAGAGCAGACAGACGGAGAAATCAAAGAAGTGATTCTTCGCAAGAAACAGTATGCTGCAGCATATCCGCATCTTGTCCTCACTGGGTTATTAAGCAGGGGGTGTTCAGGATGATCACAAATGCATCTGCGACATTATATAGCCGGCAATATGACAATGAGAAAAGAATGGATGTCTGGAAAAAGACATTTATTGATAAAGTCTGGTGGCATGAATCAGAAGCTTCTGTGATTACTACAGAAGGATTGAAAAGCGCAGATGTTTTCGTGATTAGGATTCCAGATACATCAATTGTTATTAAAAAAGATGATTATCTCGTAAAAGGTGAGTGTGGTATTGATGTGACATCGGTCAAAGATTTAAAAGGCATGAAATATTGCAAAGTTACATCGGCAAATTACAATATATTTGGCTCTAACCAGCACATAAAAGTAGGTGGTGTATAGTGACGGCAAAGAGAAACTTTGTAATTCAGACTCCGCGGGGAAGTATTTATACGGTAAAAACTGCAAATGGGACTGTAACAGCTAAGATGGAATGGAATCAAGGATTTTCTGGGCGAAGAGAAGCGGGTTTTAGTAAGGCACAGGGATTTATTGATTCTGAATGTATCAGAAGGATGAATCCAGAAACGCCACGATTAACAGGGGTGCTGATTAAGTCAGCAACCCTCGGAACAGTAATTGGTTCCGGAGAGATTAATCAGATCACGCCCTATGCTCGTAGACAGTACTATGAACATAAAGAAAAGTCGCGTTGGTTCGAGCGAATGAAAAACAGGCATAAAGATAGTATCTTGAAAGGAGCACAGCAATATGCAGGAGGTTAATATTATTGATGCTATCCGTTCATTTATTCTGACTTGCCCATTTCTTGATGATTACAGGGTGAATGTAGACCATTTGTCAGAAAGTATGAGTTATTCGCTTGATCCACTTCCTTGTGACCCAGTGTTACAGAAATATGTTGATGGCGGCAAGAAAAAACAGTTTCAGTTTGCCTTTACGAGCAAGGAGCAATATGACGAAGATGCCAGAATCAATATCGAAAACAGCGGATTTTACCAAGCGTTTGAAGAATGGATGGAACAGCAGACAGAAAAAGGAGAAATGCCAAATCTCCCAAATGAAAAACAACATCCATATGAATTAGAAACATTAAACAGCGGCTATCTATATGATGCGCAAGGCGAGTATGCCCAGTATCGTATAGAATGCCGCCTTCTTTATACACAGGAGGTATAAACATGGCAAAAGCAAAATTAGTCAGACGTAGCCAGAGGGTGGCATTTTATGGTGTTCCCACTTCTGGCGGTGGAGAAATTTCTACATATAACAGAATGGAACATTTCACATCCTTGACCGAAGGAAAGAACCCAATCACATATGAGCGTCAGTATGTCGATAAAGACAGCCAAGATAGCGATGTAACAGGATATGGAACAACACTGGAGTATGGATTTGACCATCATTCGGATGACCCGGTACTGACGGATCTTGCAAAGGTCCAGGACGATGAACTTACTGGAGAGACACGAGATATTGTTGTAGTGGATTTCTTTGACAAGGGAGAATCTAAGAAAGATGATGAGTATGTAGCACGAAAGAGAACCTATTCCATCCTGCCAGATTCTTCTGGAGATGGAACAGATGCATTGCAGTATTCAGGGAGTTTTTCTGTAAAAACAGATATCGTAAAGGGATATGCGAAAGTATCTTCTGACGGTAAAACTTGTACATTCAGTGAGACGGTTACACCCTAATGTGGCTGTCGATGTGCAGGCAGCGGAAGTAGAAGATGAAATTAAAAAGGAGATTGAGCCATGAGCCAGAATGACAATGAAAGAATTTGGAAGATTAATGGACTTGAATTAGAATTGGATCTTGAAGATGCAGATATCTTTGAAAAAGTAATGAAGTCCTTTGAGCAGATGGATGCAGATGCAAATAGTCTTGATAAAGTAGGAAGTGTGCCTGATTTTATTAGAGGATACTGCAATATTCACTATAAATTCTATGACAGAGTATTTGGAGACGGAACGGGAGAGAAAATCTTTGGTGGTAAGAAAAACACCAGAATTTGCGATGAAATCTATGATAATTTCCTTAACTTTATGCAGACAGCGGTTAAAAAAGCAAATGCGAGACGTTTTGAGATATCTAATAAGTATGCACCAAATAGAGAGCAGAGAAGAGGAAAAAAGAAGAATTTCAAATCCTATAACGGCGGTAAACAATGAATCCTTTGTACGAACCATTTCCGGATTATGTAGTCGTAAATGACAAAAGAGTTCGGATTGTAACGGACTTCCGGGAATATATAAAGCTTATAGATCTTTTAAAAGATGATGAAGTCAATACAATTGAGAAAGCAGAGCTCATTATGTCATGGTTTCTTGATGAACCGGCCGGAGAATTTTCAGAATGTTTGCAAGCACTATCCGATTTTGTAACGAATTATAGAGGTCGGGAAACGAGAAGCAATCGAGAGGAAGAAAACGACCAGGAGAGTGAGGAGCAGCATAGTGCACCGGTAATATCATATAGCCAAGATGCTCCGTATATCATATCTGGTTTTTTGGAATGCTATGGAATCGACTTAACAGAAGTACTTTATATGCATTGGTGGAAGTTTCAGATGCTCATAGACGGCATGAATGAAGATTGCGAATTAAAGAAACGGATGGGCTATAGAAGCATTGATTTAAGTAAAATCAAAGATAAGGAAGAAAGAGAAAGGATTAGAAAAATCCAGAAGCAGATTGCGATTGTTGACCGGGTTGTAAGCAGTGAAGAGATTGGAGATGCTTTTGGAAATATGATGTTTTGATATGAATATAAAAGCAATTCCATTTGAGAGAAAATGGTACTCGTGTCCATACTGTGGAGCACATTTGCTGATTTATGATAACACGGCTCGAAGCAGCGGTGTTTTTTTGAAGTGTAAAAAGTGTGGAAGCGAGGTAGAAATAAAAATAAAGAATAAGTGATAGTGCATTAGTGAGCCATTGAGCCGTGCATATCCGAAAGGAGAATGTGTATGGGTTACGATGGCTCTTTAAAATTTGATACGAAGATTGATGCAGATGGATTTAATTCTGGAGTTGCTAAAATAAGCAGTGCTGCTAAAAAAGGACTTGCAATAACTGCTGGGGCGGTTGTTGGTGTGAGTGCAGCATTGGGAACGATGACAAAACAATCTTTAGATTCTGTTTCCAAGCTGGAACAAAATGTTGGTGGGGTAGAGACATTATTCAAGAAAAGTTCTAAGACTGTAATTGATAATGCAAATAAGGCTTATAAAACGGCTGGAATGTCTGCAAATGAATATATGCAGAATGTAACTAGCTTTTCAGCATCGTTATTACAGAGTTGCGCAAAAGATACGAGCAAAGCCGCAAAAGTAGCCGATATGGCTATGATTGATATGTCTGATAATGCGAATAAGATGGGGACCAATATGATAGATATCCAGAATGCATATCAGGGATTCGCAAAACAGAATTATACAATGCTGGATAATTTAAAGCTTGGATATGGCGGCACAAAATCGGAAATGGAAAGATTGCTTGCAGATGCATCTAAGCTTTCAGGTGTTAAATACGATATTAGTAATCTCGCGGATGTATACAATGCAATTCATGTCATCCAAAAAGAGTTAGGTATTACAGGAACGACATCTAAGGAAGCAGCCACAACAATCGAAGGCTCAATGAATAGCGCTAAGGCTGCATATGATAATTTTCTGAATGGTTCTGGAACCGCAGAAGAACTTGCGGACTCTATTACGGTTATGATGGAGAATATCGGTAAAAACTTAGGGAAAATTATCCCTCGTTTAGCATCAACAATTCCTGAACTATTTAGCGATTTATGGGATGATATGCAAGGGCAGGTAGAGCAAGGAACTCAGATGGGAGCTGAAATAGCTACCCATATACTTCTTGGCATAACGCAAGGAGTTCCTGACTTTTTATCTGTAGGTGGTCAAATTATCTTGGCCTTAATAAGTTCGATAAGCTCAGCAACCCCGCGGTTGATTGAGTCGGCAGGACAAGCGGTACGTTCTATTAGTTCTGGTCTTGTTGAAGCACTGCCGCAAATTGTAGGCTGTGGAATGCAGATTGTTACCGAAATAGGAACATCTATCACCCAAGCAGCCCCAACATTAATTCCTGAGGCAGTAGAAGTCATTGGGCAACTAGCTACCGGACTAACATCTGCATTGCCCCAGTTGATTGTAGTGGCAGGTCTGGCGATAAATGCGATTAGCACCGGAATTGTGCAGGCATTACCGCAGTTAATTACTTATGGCTTGCAGATTATTACCCAAATAGGAAATGCAATATCACAAGCAGCTCCGGAACTGATACCTAAAGCGGCCGAAATTCTTGGACAACTTGCACTTGGATTCATCTCCGCACTCCCGCAGTTAATTACCGTAGGCATTCAGATAATCACATCAATTGTCCAGGGACTGATTAACTCAATACCACAGTTGATTGAATATGTGCCACAGATTATTAATTCATTCTGCGCGGCGATCGATACGGGATTATTACAGTTAATTGCGGCCGGAGTAAAAATTATTGCAAATCTTGTTATTGGAATTGTGCAGGCAATTCCGCAGTTGATTGCTGCTTTACCGCAGATTGTTCTTGCTATTTATAACGTATTTATGCATATTAACTTGCTCGGTGCAGGGAAGAGTATTATAAAGAGTTTGGCAAACGGATTAAAAAGTTCGGCTAGTAATGCAGCTGGAGCGGCAAAAAATATCTGCACATTCATTTGGAATCAGTTTGTAAAAACAGACTGGTTAAACCTTGGAAAGATTCTGATTAGAAAATTGGTTTCTGGAATCAGAGGAATGGGTGGAAATGCCGGAAGTGTGGCAAGGTCAATTGCACAGAAGATTTTTACAACAATCTCGAGTGTGAACTGGCTGAGTTTAGGCAAGGCTGTTATTTCAAAACTTATTTCCGGTTTACTTAGCTTGGCCGGAAGGATGGGAAACACTGCTAAGGGTCTTGCAACGAGAGCGGTCAATGCTTTCAGGGGAATCAGTTGGGGAAGTGTTGGTTCGAACATTGTAAGCGGTATTATCGGTGGTGTTGGAGCAATGGCAGGCTCTTTGATAAGTAAAATGCAAGGACTTGCAAGAAGTGCTTTAGGTGCTGCCAAGAAAGCATTAGGAATTAAATCGCCTTCGAGAGTTTTTAAAAAACAGGTAGGTAAGCACATCGTAACTGGTATAATTGCTGGAGTTGATGCAGAGCAAAAGAATCTTAAAAAGACGATGGAAAGCTTGTGTAACACAGCGGTATCATCTGCAAAGAATGCAAGCAAAAAAGGAAACTTTGAAGATATTGGAAAGACATTTACAGACGGTTTGTCATCCGCAATAGATGCTCAAGTTTCAAAAGCAACAACATCTGGAAAGAATCTGATCAATAAGGAGATCAAATCTGGAAAGAATAAGAACACGGATCAATATGATGAAAAAATAAAAGATTTAAATAAAAAGATTAAGAAAGCTAAAAAAGAGAAAAAAAGCACAAAATCTTTAGAAAAGCAGTTAAAACAAGTTAAAGATAAGAAAAAAGCAGTTGCAGATACGTATTCACAGCTTGGAAAATCTATGATCACAGCCTATAGTAATGCAGTTAAACAGCAGGGGCAGCAGATCATTTCACAAGCAGAAAAAGAGATAGAAGAGTTATCAGCATCTTATCAAGAAAAATACAGCTCATTGATCCAGCAAAGAAGTGACATGATCTCAAAACTGAGAAGTACCGGATCATTATATGATCTGGATGGAGATTTAGAAGCGATTAAAAATTATCAGAATCGTATCAAAGCATTAAAAGGTAAAATCCCAGACACTCTTATGCAGCAGATTCTTGGAATGGATGTCGCAAGTGCCAATGATTATATGGAATATTTGCAGTCACTTGATCCAGATAAATATCAAGACTACATAAATAAATGGAATGAGATTTACAACGGATCAGAATCCTTTGGGAATGATTTCTTTCAAAGTGATCTTAATGATTTGGAGAACACTTATGAGACTGAACTGACAGGAAGATTAAACAATCTGAGTAAAAAAACAAATCAGATTGGTCAGAATACGATGAAAGGGTTTATTTCAGGAATGCAATCCCAGACAAAAGGAATGACCAAAGCTGTAAACTCTATGTGCGATCAGCTCATAAAGAGTATGAAGAAGAAATTAAAAATCAAATCTCCTTCAAGAATAATGAGAGATAAGATTGGTAAATATCTTCCTCTCGGATTGGCAGCGGCATTTGAAAAATATATGCCGCAGGCAACAGTGCAGATGGAAAAAGACATTGATATTTCTTTGGCCGCTATGAGAAAGAAAGTTAAGTCTGTGGAATATCCGGATACACCAGACTATAACGGACAAGGTAAGAATAAGCCAGTTGTAATTGTACAGGATAATAAACCAGTTGAAGTGAACGCAGAGATTCATACGACTGTAGAGTTGGACGGAAAGAAAGTCGGGAAACAAATAACCCCATATGTAAATAAGAATCTCGGAACGGAGCAGGCGAAAGCAGAAAGGAGAAATTGATGTTTGATGTAAAGATAGGTGATTGCAGTATGTATAAAGATTTTGGACTGCGTGCATTATCAATTGATCCGGGGACTGCGGAAGTAGATGAGAAGTTCAAGGAAATCCCCGGGAGGAATGGAGATTTAGATATTACAGATGCCTTGACAGGATTTCCTGTTTATAAAAATGCAACAATGAAGCTCACGTTTGACTTTAAAGATGATAACTATGACTTGTGGCTCATACGTGCAAGTGAACTACGAAATAAAATACACGGAAGAAGATTGAAAGTTGTCCTTGGAAATGATGAATTTTTTTACGAAGGAAGAATTTCTGTTTCTACAGAAAAATTGAATAAACGATACAGTTCCGTAGAAATAACAATAAATCGTGACCCATATAAACTGGAGTTGCAATCCTCGTTGGAAGACTGGTTGTGGGATTCTTTTAATTTTGAAACAGGGATTATCAGGGATTATAAAGATTTGCAAGTGGCAGGAAGATTGGAACTTATTATTCCTGGAAGAACGATGAGGGTTATCCCGGTATTTGATTGTAGCGAAGAAATGACGGTAAGTTATAATGGTACAATTTACAATCTTCCAAAAGGCAAGAGTAAATCCCCTGACTTATTGTTAGGGGAAGGAGATAATACGCTGATATTTACCGGGAATGGAACGGTATCTGTAGATTATCGTGGAGGCAGTTTGTAATGTATAAAGTAAAAATTGGAGATGAATATTTATATCATCCGTGGGATTTGACAAGACAAATTGCTGATCCTAAATTAGATACAGAGTTAAATAAAAATGGTTCTTTTACTTTTTCTGTATATTCGGATAATCCATTTTACGATTCTTTCGAAAAATTAAAAACGGTAATCCGGATAATTGATTTTGACACTCATGGTAATGAAAAAGAAATTTTTTGTTCCCGAGTATTAGATGAAGAGCTTGGTTTCGAAGAAGAAAAGACCATTATTTGTGAAGGCAATATGGCATATCTTCTTGATTCCATCCAACGTCCATACAAGGGAGAATATACTCCAGGCGAACTTTTTCGGTTGTACATTGGGAAACACAATGAGCAAGTAGAATCCGAAAAACAATTTAGAATTGGCAACGTGACGGTAGCGGGTGAAAAAGCCAAGTATGATGAAAGCGATTATAAAGATACCAGAACAGCAATTGATGATAAGTTATTAAATGTTTACGGGGGATATATCCGAACAAGAGAAGAAAAAGGAGAATATTATATTGATTACCTAAAGGAATATGACGATGAAACGGGGCAGGCAGTGACGTTTGGCGAGAATATCTTAGATATTACCAAATATATAAAGGCAGATAACATAAAAACATGCATTATACCGCTTGGAGCAACAAATAGTGCAATAGGAAGACCAGTAACAATCTCAAGTGTGAATAATAATGTGGATTATATTTGTGATTTGGAAGCGGTTAAAGCTTTTGGAAAGATATTTGGTACAGTTTCCTATTCGGGTGTTGAAAGTCCATCAAGATTGTTAGAAAGAGCTAAGGAAGATATTAAAGATCTCGTAAATTTATCTATAACGATTGAACTTACAGCAATAGACCTGAAAGACTTAGGATATGATGTAAAAAATATTAATGTCGGAGATAAGATTCCAGTCAGGTCAAAACCACACGGAATAAACGCATATATGCAAGTAAGCAAAGTAAGTAAAAATTTGAAAGATGTTAGTGATTGTAAGGTAACCTTAGGTTCAACTATAAAAACTTTGACAGAGACCCAGAATACTTATAATAGCGGAATTAAAAGTGTAGAGGTAGTAGCAAGCGGAGCGGCGGCAAGGGCAACAACAGCCGAGAAAAATGCCGCAGAAGCAATAAAGGCAGCAGGAGAAATCACATTCAACACAATCTACCCCATCGGTAGCATCTATATGAGCGTAAATGATATAAACCCAACAGAACTCTTTGGTGGCAAATGGGAACTATTAAGTAAAAGTGAAACCATTCCTATTTATTACATGTGGGAAAGAAAGGAGGATGACGTTGATAAATGATTTATTGAAAAAGATAAAAGAAGCCATCTATGGGGAAGAAGTCCGTAGCAGCATACATGATGCGATAGAACAGTGCTACAAAGATGCGACTGGGCATCCAGATTCAGTTGCGGCAACAGTCAAGGAAATCGGAGAGGTATCTGCAAATCTATCAAAAGAAACCGCTGACCGTAAGGCCGAGGTAAACACGGAGCGTAAGAGGATTGATAATCTAATTGCATCCGGTACTGCACAAACACAGGAAATTGGGAAAGTTATAGCGACAACATCGGAGAATGGGGCAAAGATAGCGATGGACTATTTGTCAGAAGAAGTTACATGCAAAAAACTGTTTACTGATGTAACTTTTCAAGATTTTAATTTTTTTATTGTTGCTTTGGGCACCCCAAAGGGAGATGTTGCAAAGATATTAAAGCCGGGCTTATATCACATGAAATTTTGTGTTAAGGTAAGTAAAGATAGTGGACTGCCAGAAATACCAATGAAAATTATGCTCAACAGTTCTACTTCGCCAGACAAAGGCTACGTGACACTTAAAAGAGAATATTTTGTGTTTCCGCAAACAGAATCGAAAAGAAACATGAGAAATGTAGAATTCGTATTCGCTATAACGGAGCCTACATATATTACAATATCAGTAATAAGCGTTGCTGATGGTCAGGGAACTTTTGATTTTAGCATAAGCGATTATGTGATCACTGTTCTTGACTGGATGGGCAAGCAGTCAGCAGATTTGTCCGAATTACATGATCTGCGTATTGGAGCGGACAGTACTGTATATGGAACCGCCGGGGAAGCAGTTAGGTGTCAAACATCAGGCACACCTAAAAATCTCATCCCGGTTTCTGCCAAGGAATTTGAAGCGCTTGGCATTACGGTAAAAGTAAGCGGCCACGAATTCAGCTTGTCCGGAACCGCGACAGATAACGGAACAATTAGGCTTATCAACGAAACGACTGATACTTTGGAGATGGTAGCAGGAAAAACATATTATGTATATGGATTTCTGTCAGGAACGAGAGTCACGTTTCTATCTGGGGAAAATGTTTGCGGGACGATGGTCCTTGCGGATACAGACAATACGTTTGAGGTGCCGGAAAAAGCAGACAGGCTATGGCTTGAGGTAATCGTCAAATATAAAGACACTCTAAATTATATCAACACACTCAAAATATGTGATAGAGAGTATAAGACCTATCAGGAACAGATCGATGAAGCGAACGCGAAGATAGAGGCTTTGCAGGCAATCATCACAAAGCTTGTCACAGCACCTACGTTGACCGCAGACACAAACGGTAACTTACAAATTACAGAGAACGAGGAGGGATAGGATGCAGCCGGTATTAAAATTTGTTGTAAACAATCAGATTATTGAGCGGACAGATACATTTGTACCAGTACGTTCTAGCAAGAATTATTTCTACGCAGAATTTGACTTCCAGACGAACGATTGGAGCGGCAAAAGCAAAACAGTCCTGTTCCGGAGCGGAGATAATGATCCTGTGCCGGTATTGCTTGGCGAAACGAATAGCTGTCTCGTGCCGGCGGAAGTATTGACGGGCACATCATTTTCTGTATCGATCATCGCCGGAAACCTTATCACTGCAAATATGGTTGTAGTTAAACTATATGAGTCGGGATACCGAACGGGAGACATCCCAGAACCGTCCGAAACACTATATGAACAGTTAATGACAGCATTTGATGAGGCGAAACAGACGGTAATTGACAGTGCAAAAGAATCAGAATCATGGGCACATGGCCACGCAGAATATCCTGATCGGGATACCGATAACGCTGCATATTATGCTTCAGAAGCAAAAAACGCAGCAAAAGAAGTACCAGGGCGGGTTAAAGAGGGCAAACAGCAGATTGATGACTATGTGAGGGAAAAAGAAAGCCAGTTAAAGGGTGAAACGGGAAATGTCTACTTTGCCGGATTTGCAGTCGTAAAAGGACGGCTAAAAATGTATTCAGACCCCACTGTGGATAAGGTACGTTTTCGCCGGGAAGGTAGCCGTTTAAAATATAGGTTAACATTATAGGTTGAAAGGAAGGTGAGAAGATGCAGACAGAAAATACATATGTTGAAACCGATCTGGGCAATATTGCATTAAATCCCAGAGGCGAGTATTCAGATGAGACATCGTATGAGTATTTAGATACTGTAAGCTATAAAGGCGGCTCATATATGTGCCTTGCGGAGTTAACAAAAACTATTAGTGGAATTGCGCCGGCACAAGGAGAAAACACAAAGCATTGGCAAATGTTGACCTTGCCGGGGGAGTTAACCCCGGAAGCGGTTGCGATGCATGACGATGTAGTCAACAAGGCAAAGCAGGTTGAAACGTCCAGGGCGGCTGTAGAATTGTCCCAACAGGAAGTTGAAGCCGCACAGATAGATGTGAGTCAGATGCGGCAAGATACGCAGGAAGCATCGCAGACGGCTATTGCAAGTCGGGACAGTGCGGCAGGGTATGCACAGTTAGCAGAGGCATCCAGAACGGCGACAAAAGAATCAGAAGATAACATCAATGCCCAGATAACCGGATTTGACACACACGTTGAAGAGAAAACATCTGCGGCAGAAACAGCGATTACAGAAGCAAGGCGGGTGGCAGTTAATGCCGTATCTACAAAACAGGATGATGCCACGCAGGCTGTGATAGATGAAGGCGATAAGCAGATAAAAAATGTAGAGGATGCTGGGACAGAGCAAGTCAGCAAGGTAAAAAGTGCAGGGGTAAGCACAGTGAGTGCGGTAGGTGCCGCTGGAGAGTCAGCAGTTAATACAATCAAAACACAGCAAACTGCATCCGTTAAAGCAGTCACAGACGAGGGGACGAAGCAGGTGACGGCTGTCGATACTGCAGGAACTGCACAAGTTAATACTGTCAATAGCGCAGGAAAATCACAGGTAAAAGCAGTAAACGATGTTGGAGATGCGCAGGTAGTCGTTATGACGGAAACGGCCGCAAAAGAATTGATAAAAATGCAAAATGTTACTTCAAAATTTGAAGCAAATGCCAATAACCTGCTCGCTATGTTTGGTCTGTTAGCATATACTGACAAAGTTTATTCGGTTGATATTCCCCTGTGGGAGACAACACAGGGCGGTACATGCATTAAATCGGATGATAATGCCGGATTAATTGCATTACCTTCCACAGCCGCAGAACACCGTCAGAACGATTACGAGGAGCTTCCGTGGTTTAAAACGATAGATGTAAATGCGGTCGTTGATGATAACGGAATCAAGAAAATTACAGCAGTAAAAGGAGATGACAATTTCTCAGAAGGTGGCAGTGCAGATGTGTTTGTATGTGGTCTTGCTTTTTACGAAAAATGGTCCGATCTTGGCAATGGATACATGAGGTATTCTAGATGTTTCACACCAAGAGAAGGCTACGAGCTTAATAAGATGGCATATAACGCAGACGGATCAACCAATCCGTTCTTCTTAATTGCTAAATATCCGTTGACAAAAGGCGACGATGGTAAGCTACATTCACAGCCGAACAGGAGAACGGCATTTTATACGCAGTTAACAAGCGATGAAAACATCTCAATGAACAATAGTATCGACCATATGAAGAAACGAGGTAAATACTATTCGTTAGCTACATTTTTAGATAATGGATATGTCCAGACCACATGGCTATTGATGTTTGGAGATATCAATGGTGATAAAACAATGACAGGATGCACTGGTAATAATTTTCAGTTTGTTGCTTCGATTGAAAACGATGAGTTACATACTTATTTTCCTGTCACAAATTCGCAGGCCTCCAGCATTGAGACTGGAAGCTATGTATCTGTCGGGCACGAATATATGAGTGGTTCGAGCCGTTCTAACGATAGATATGATAAGCGAATTCATGAGATTGCATTTGATGTTAAGGTTTTAAAAATTGAGACATTAGATGATAACAACAAGGCGGTTTATCTTGATTGTGATGCATTCTCGACGGTGCATCAGGAATCTGGAGATGCACAATTAAGATGTACCATGTCCTCGATGCACTGGAGGACTGGATTTAATAAGGATGTGAAAGGACGAACAGGAAGCCCTTGTCTTACGACCGCAGGTCTCACGAACAGGCGATATCCTATCGTTTTCCAGGGCATCGAGATGCAGCTAGGATTTTACGAGATAATGGCTGGATTTGATCTGATCACAGACAATAGCGGAACACAGGATATCTACGCACTAACAGATGCAACAAAAGCAACAACAACCCCAAAAGCTGGACAGGCTGGTTATGTAAAAATATCCAGCATCATCCCAACAAACAAAAATGGATGGAATTATATAACACGCCTCACGTTCGCTAGCGGATATTTTTGCGCAACGTCTTGCGGGGAAAGCGGAAGCGGAAACTCCAAAGGATGTGGAGACGCTATCTTTATATCATCTGGAAATGATGGAGAAGCGAGAGAGCTTCTGTCGTTCGGCTATCTCTGGAACTGGGATTCCTGCGGGCTGTTCTGCCTGAATCTGAACAACTGGCTCGGGAGCTGCTGGTGGCACCTCGGCGGTCGCCTTTCTGTCAACGCGGTTTTACAAGAGGGGTGAATTCCGTAAGGAAGAGGGGATTCCTCCCCTCATTAACTAGGGTTTGCGTGTCAGCACCGCTTCAGTCGTTCGGCAATCTCAGGAACTGGGATACCTGCGGGCTGTTCTGCCTGAATCTGAACAACAGGCTCGGGAACTGCAGGTGGAACATCGGCGGTCGCAATTCGAAAAAAATATACATCTAAAAAATAACTTTTGACACGTATTTCGTACCTTGGCAGGACAGCGAAAGCTCCTTAGGCACAACCAAAGTTGCTGTCTAAAAATAGTGTATAAAACCGGCAGGCTAGTAATGAAAACGAACGTCTGTATAACACAACGAAAGGATGTAAATGAAACGGTATTGTAAAAATTTTAAATTTACACATAAGTACATAGAAATGCGCCTATGCAAATGTATGAAGAAGAGGTGGAGAAGGAAAGATGCGGCTTATTTTCTCGCAAAATATGCGATCAAGCATAAGTTAACAAGTAACAATATCTGTGATGTAGCAGAAAACATACATGATTATATACTGTCCGATCAAGATTCGAGAGAACAGATCAAGAAACATTTGTTTCCGATAATCGCAAGAGATTTACTGAAAGAAATCGAGACAGATCAGATAAAACTTAGAAAGATTAATTATCAAGAAAGAGTCGATCGAGCAAGTGGTAAAACAAGGAGAATCGGCATTGCAAGTATTAAGCAACAAGTCTACGACTACATAATAGTTGATGCAATCAAACCGATGCTAAATGCTAAGATCGGGGCGTATCAATGTGCCAGCATTAAAGGCAGAGGGCAGATCTACGGAAAGAGGACAATAGAGCGATGGATAAGAAAAGACTCATTTGCAACGAAATATTACTGTAAAGAGGACATCTATCATTATTATCCAAGCATTCCACATGACAAACTAAAGAAATTACTAAGAAGAGACATTAAAAATGATGCGATTATAAGAGTTATTTATCATTTGATTGATACCTACGATGAAGGATTATGCATCGGATCATACTTGTGTCAGTGTTTAGCGAACTATTACCTGTCATACGCCTGGCATTACATAGAAAATAACTGCTACACGTACCGAAGAGGAAAGCGGATCAATTATGTATCTAAGAAGTTGTTCTACATGGACGATATAATCCTATTCTCGCCCAACCTGAAGAATCTAAGAAAAGCAAGAAAGATGTTGCATGATTATCTTAAAAATGATTTAGGAATCAGATTCAAGAGCGATAACAACTATCACAGGGGCGACGAAAGAGTAGACATGATGGGTTATAAAATCTCACGATCGTGCACAACGATCAGAAAGAGAAATTGGAAGCGGATTAGAAGATTGCTGATCAGGTACAAAAACCCAAACAAGAACATGGCCGAAGAAGTAGCGAGAAAACTTATATCCTACAATGGAATGATCGTAAATTCAAATTCCACAAAAATTAAGAAAAAATACAATGTGGTCAGAACAATCAACAGAGCGAAAGGAGTGATAAAAAATGAGAAGTAAAGGATACTTTATGGACAAGATCACGGAAGAATATGATTATTTTCCGTTACCAGACGGAAATGCAGACGTATTCATTTATGACCTCAGTTCCGAGAAAGAGGTAACACAAGGAACTGGCGAAGAAGCGTATACACAATACGAATACGATGTGAACGAGTTTCGGGAAAATGCAGCGACAGTGACAGAAGAAATGGTAAAAGAAAACCCGATGAAATACTTGGACTATGAACCAGAAAAACCAAAGTCAATTCCGGAAGAAATTGACACTCTAAAGCAAGAAAATGAACTGTTAAGAGAATGTTTGCTTGAAATGAGCGAGCTGGTATATCAATAATGCTTAAACTATTAACAATTTTATATATTATAACATAAAACGGAGGTAAAGAGATGATGGCAATGTTGTGGGCGCAGCAGATTATGTTGGGGAAAAAAGAGTACAAGGACGTACCAAGACTATTAAAAGAAAAAGTGAAAGAGATTTTAATTGATAGCGGATTTGGGGGACTAGTGACTGAATGAGAATAGTAGCAAACAAAAACAAGAAGAGCAAAAAGAAATTCCCGTGGCGAATTATCTTAGACAACGGTCGTACTATCCCAGTACCGTCACAGTACAATTTCAAATCTACGTTTATCCGTACGCATGGCTGTAGTCTGGTAGCTTTTTACATGGCTCTCCGATACAGAGGTGTGAAGAAAAATATGCAACAGGTTCTGCGGTATGCCAGGAAGAAATTAAAATGCGGTGCAAAGTATCCTTTAACGGAAGTCTGTCGAGGTATCAATATGATCTGCCCAGGGAAGCCGGCATCCTATCACAAGTCTTTGACGACCGAACAATTAAAGGCAAAATTAAAGAAAGACTATATGATCCTGCTTGAAGAAGGAAACCCGATCCACACGGTTGTCTTGCTTAGAGACTCGAAAACGGGAAAGATTTGGAGATTTTCGGACGGAAAGAAAAGTGTAGTAACGGTTGAAAAAGAAAATGCACGAAGATGTACGAATGAAAAATATAAAGGTATTATTGTTGTAAAATAGGAGGAAAAGTTATGTTACAGGAAACATTAAAATTACTTACAGGAAATTCTTTTTTCGAGATTTTATTAATTGCTGTTGTGCTGGACACTATCTTAGGAGTGCTTCGGGCAATTAAAGAGCATAAGTTTAATTCTTGTGTAGGGATTGACGGGGCAATCAGAAAGGCGGCCATGTTACTTAGTGTTGGCTTACTGATGCTCGTAGACATTATCATGCACATCAATATACTTTTCATGATTCCAGAGCAGTACATAAAACTTCTTGGAATTCAGAAATTAGGTGTATGTGAATTCTTCTGTCTGTTATTTGTACTATATGAGGCAGTTAGTATCTTGAAAAATATGACACTTTGCGGTTTGCCAGTTCCGGAAAAGGTAAGAAAGTACATACAGAAATTTCTGGATGATATGACAGATGAATTACCAGAGGGGGGAAAGTAATAAATGAAGAAAATCAGTAATAAATGCTTGGATTTAGTAAAAGAATTTGAAGGCTGCAGATTAACGGCCTATCGCGATGAAGTGGGAGTTTGGACGATTGGCTATGGAATTACAAACAATGACTTTAAGATCACGAAGAAGATTATTCGTAAAGGTATGAAAATCTCTAAAGCTACAGCAGAAAAATGGCTAGAAGAATCTCTTAATAAAAAATATCTTCCGCTTGTTTTAGAATATGACAAGCAGTACAATTGGAATCAGAACGAGCTAGATGCTCTTGTATCGTTTTGCTACAATATCGGCTCGATCAAGCAGCTTACTGCAGACGGCACACGCTCAAAAGCTGTAGTGGCATCTAAGATACTCCAGTATAACAAAGCAGGAGGTAGAGTCTATAACGGACTCACCAGAAGGAGAAAAGCAGAGAGAGTATTATTTCTCACAAAAGCAGCACCGGAAAAGAAACCGGTAAAAAAGAAGTCAAATGAAACAATCGCTAAAGAAGTTCTGACAGGAAAATGGGGTTCCGGAAAAGAACGTAAAAAGAAATTAAAAGCAGCAGGGTATAACTATGCTGCTATACAGAAAATCGTAAATAAGATATGCAAGAAATAATCGTGACAACAAATTGACAACAATGACAACGATAAGCATAAAATTTATAGGATACAATAAGATACAGCAAGATAATGAATATCTAGTATTTAAGCGAGTTTTGGAGATTGTGAAATACTTATAAATACACACAATATTATTGGGTAACAACCCTATGGTTGGAGCTACAGTTGCTGTAGCTGTAGGCGTAGAAGAAGCTGCTAAAGCAGGTAGATTCTAAGAAAACCGCATAAATAAAGGTTTTTAAGAAGTAGTTAGTAGTAGTAAAAAGTAGGATAATGTGTGTTGTTCATACATTATTCCTACACTACTCCTACACTTCATTCCTACACTCATTTCATTTTATTTTTTCCATTTCATCTTTTAACCATTGTACAGTTCTATCAGTATATACTTTCTCTGTAATATCACTAATCTTATGACCAACTATGTATTTTATAGCATATTCATCTAAATTATATTTCTTAGCCATCGAGATAAATTGTTTTCTCGGATCATGCGCTCTATGCTTGGGATTAAGTTTTAATCTGTCTCTAATATTTTCAAAGCGATGCCTATATTTATCGTATGTCATTTTAATACCGTTTTTTCTTTGACTATCTGTACAATTAATCAAGTACTTACTATTCATATTTATGGCTTCGTCATATCGTTTTTTAATCAACGGTCGTATTTTTGAATGAATAGGTACAAGACGATTCATACCAGCGTCTGTTTTCATTCCCCCAGTGAATACCCAATTATTCATGTCAACTCTATCAAGTTCTATTAGTCCTAATTCCTGAGGTCGCCATCCAGAATAACATTGAATGAGAATGACATCTACATAAGGAATTTTATCAACATTCTTCCATAATATATTCATTTCTTCTTCAGTAAAAGAAATATGTCCTCGCTTCTCTTCTTCAACTTCTTTTAATATATTATCTGATATATTAAATGTTCTGGCATAGTTTTTCTCAACTAAGTCATTCTCGTTAGCATAATCAAACATTAAATTAAATATAGATTTTATTTTACTTTTCATATTTGCACTAGCTTGTATTATTTTTCCTTTTTCTTTTCTTGAAGCCTCGTTTATGCACTTTTTTAAATGTTTAGCTCTTACATCGGTAACACGCATCTTATATAGAACTGAACAATAATTCCATGCAGACTGAATATTTCGGGCATTCGATTTAGCTACGGTTTTTAAATATTCTTCAGACCATTTCTCATATAATTCAGCCATTGTCATAGATGATGTATTTAGATCATATGGATTCTTGTTATATTCAACAAGGGCTTCATATGCTTCATTGTATGTCTTAAAATAGGCGTTTGGCTTTAGCAGTTTCGATATAGGTTTACCTTCTGGAGTTTTACCGACAGTAACCATCGCTCGAAATCTGTTTCTTAAATTTCTGTTTTTAATTTCACTTATTTGTCCAAAACCATTCGGTAATTTAGGGCGTCCTTTCTTTTTACGAGTATATTTTCCAATTGCGTTTGGCTGCATAGGAAAACCACAATGTGGACATAATATAGCCTTGTCACTAACTTGTAAACCACATTCTGTACATTTGATTATCATACATATCATCCTTTCCATAGGTATTTTATACTTACTTGTATATCATAAGGATGTATGAACTGTCAATTCCTACATTCAAAATGGAGAATAATCAAAATGGATAAATACAGATGTGTTCGATGCGGTGGTAAAGTTAGATATTACGATTGTGTAAAACGTATTATTAAAGAAAAAAATGGCGTAAAACGAATAGTATTGGTTGAGAGATACCATTGCATCGAATGTGGTTTCACTCATAGATATTTGCCGGATGATATTTTACCATACAAGCAGTATCGAAAAGAAATAATAGATGGAGTCGTAGAAGGTTTAATAACTCCGGACACTTTAGGATTTGAGGATTATCCAAGTGAAATGACGATGAAACGATGGAAGGATAAATACCACTGACTTTGTTTTAACTCCCAGTAATTTCTAACCTAGAATAGAAATTGAAAGGGGTGATGGATATATGGATGAGCATGTATTTGGAATGGGATCAGTCCCAGTATCTGTGGCAGCAAAAGTATACGGTAAGGACGCTACATGGATAAGAGCTGGTATTATATCCGGATGGCTGCCGATAGGAGTAGCTACAAGAGATGGTAAAAAGATAACCACTATCGAAGAAATCAACAGTAAATATGGACGTATTAATTTTTATATTTCTCCAAAGAAATTATACGAAGAAACGGGTTATATATGGGAGGGGAAAATACAATGAGTTATGTTAAATCAGAGCTATCACAAAACAATAAATACTGGATACCAAGGCATCGCTATTTCGAGCTGAAGCATTTTTGTTTACAGTATCCTGAATGGAAGAAGGAATACATAGAGTTATTAAGTACATATTCTTTACCTAGATTAAGTAATAATAAACCTAGATTAGAAAAACGGATATCTGATCATACTGGAGAAATAGCCATTAAGCGGCTTTATTATGCCGAACGGATTAAAATAGTAGAGAATATTGCAATTAAAGTTGACGAGAGTATATATGAATATTTATTAAAAGGAGTAACAGAAGATAAATCATATACATATTTAAAAACATATTGCAATATTCCATGTGGAAAAGATTATTATTACGATAGATATAGGTGTTTCTTTTGGCTGCTGGATAAAGAACGACAATAATTCGCACATTTTACAATTTCTATTATGAGATAATATAAT